TGCAGAAACTATACCATGGAAATTAATTGAACAAGGATATCACAAATAATGTATGAGTTAAAAGAATATTTAAATGCCATAAATTCTTCCAAAGAAAGACTTATGGATAGTGAAGATGAAATGTGGGAAAAGAAATATCCTGCATACATTGTAAATAAATGTCTTGCTCCATTTCAAGACACAGTATTTTTAGTAAATGAAATGAACATGAATCATCACATAGATAACAAATTACAATTTGACTTTTTACTAAATACTCTAAGAACAAGGAAAAGATATACACCTTGGTTGAAAGCGAAGAAAGAAAAATATTTAGAATATGTAAAAGAGTATTATGGATACAGTAATGAGAAAGCAAAATCAGCTCTTAATATACTAAATGATGAACAAATAAAAACTATTATGAATAGTTTAGATAAAGGCGGTAAACATGGAAAATAATATAGTTTGGAAACAAGAGCAGATGTTTGAGGTTCTGTTAAAAGAACCAGATGACTTCCTAAAGATAAGAGAAACTTTATCTCGCATAGGAGTTGCTTCTAGAAAAGAAAGAAAGTTATATCAGTCTTGCCATATACTTCATAAACAGGGCAAGTATTATATTGTTCACTTTAAAGAATTATTTGCACTTGATGGTAAGGATACTAATTTATCAGAAAATGATATTGCTAGAAGAAATACAATAGTTAAACTTCTAAGTGATTGGGGATTGGTAACTATGAAAGGAACACCAGAACCTATTGCACCATTAAGTCAAATTAAAATTATTTCTTTTAAAGAAAAAGATGAATGGATATTGGAAACTAAATATAACATAGGAAAGAAAAAAGAGGTAGAGTAATGGCATATTCAGATAAAGTTTTAGACCATTATGAGAATCCTAGAAATGTAGGTTCTTTTGATAAAGAAGATAAAAATGTTGGCACAGGTATGGTTGGTGCACCAGCATGTGGTGATGTTATGAAACTTCAAATTAAAGTAGATGATAATAACATTATTACGGATGCATGTTTTAAAACTTATGGTTGTGGTTCAGCAATTGCCTCATCATCTTTATTAACAGAATGGGTTAAAGGTAAAACCCTTAATGAAGCAACAGAAATTAAAAACACAGATATTGCGGAAGAACTTGCACTACCACCTGTAAAGATACATTGTTCAGTTTTAGCCGAAGATGCAATTAAGACTGCAATTGCAGACTTGCAAGGTAAACAAGAATCAGAAGGTAAATGGCAACCAAAATAAATTATGGACAACTTCAAAAAATTTCTATCTGAGCAATCAGATGAACAACCTTATAAACTTGTTATCTTATCACATGATGACCCACTAGACCCAAATGAAACTGCCCCAATGATTAAGAAGAAGGCAGATGAACTTGGAATTGAAGTTTTTATTGCTGAACTTATGGGTTGTTATATGGAAGAAGATGGTAAAGATAGATTATTATATTCTTACCCTGTTGATGATAAAGGTCATGCTAAGTTACCAAATTCAAAAGAAGATGTTGAATATGCCAAACCATTTAGAATGAATCCAAAAGATACATTAATAATGATGAGAGGATTAAATGCGAGAAATAGTTGTGGTTCATGGTGGACTATGGCAAGAACACTTGAAGCAGATGGTTACTCACTTATTAATTCTGTTTTATGTAATGAAATATGTAATGATAAATGGTACAATCAAGTTATTTTTCAACAAAATAATATCAATACACCCAATAGTGTTTTAATTAGACATGAAGAAGGTGCAGTATTTGCAGCTGACAAGTTAAATGCTAAATATCCAATGATATTAAAAACATCTATCGGTTCACAAGGTGTTGGTGTTATGTTTATTGAAAGTGAAAAAGCACTTCATGGTGTTGTTCAATTATTATATCGTGAAAGAGAATATATTGATATCATATTACAAGAACAAATTAAAACTAATTATGATGTTAGAGTAATTATTGTTGGTGGTGAAGTTATGGGTGCAATAAAAAGACCAATAATTGAAGGTGACTTTAGAAGTAATGTTTCACAAGGTTCTGAACCAGAAGTTCATGAACTCACAGAATTTGAAAAATCAGAATCATTAAGAGCTGCAAAATGTGTTGATGGTGATATTGTTGGGGTTGATTTTATTCCAGCAAAAAATAGAGAAAAAGATAAACCTTTTTTTATTGAGGTTAATTCAACACCTGGATTAATGGGTATAGAATCAACATTTGCAAAACCAAAAATTAATTCTAAACTTTATAAAAGTGCATTAAAAAAAGAAAAAGGTAAATTTAGTATAACAACAGAAATACTTAAAAAATATATGAGAAGAAGTTTATGGAACAAAACATCAAAACCTTGTGGTGTTTTTGAGATGTTTCATCACAAAATATTTGGAGATATAGTAGGAACAATGGATACTGGTAATGGAGCTCCTCATTCGGTTATTCATTCTGATAGTTATGAAATTAAAAATAAACAAATTACTATTAAACTAAATGGTAAAAGTATGACTACACCTTTGGTAGGCACTAGAGAAGTAGAAACTGGTGCTGGTAAAGAAGAAAGACCTATAATTAATTTAGATATTAAATTTAATAATAAGATGTATTACTCTTATCCTTTTACTATAGATGATAGAAAGGATAAATCAACACTTCTAATAAACAGAATACTTTTAAATGATTTAAATGTAATGGTAAATCCAAACAAAAGTTATGTAATTACAGAAAAAATGGAGAAATAGATAATGATAAATGCACTAAGAAAAAAATATGAAGCAGAAATTGAAGCAGCAAAAACTAATATTGATGTTTACATTAATAATCCTGCAGGTATTGGTGAACACCCAGACCTAGTTACAGCAGTGGATACAGAAATGACTAAATTGGCAGATGCATCTGACAAACTTGCAACATTGAATTCATTCTACCCAGAAACTGCAGAAGAATTTTTATCAGAAGAAAACAAATAAACATTGACAAAACTTGTTAAGCCAGATATACTGGCGGATATATTATGAACTTTTATACTAATGTGACCCCTTGGGGTAATACTCTACTTGTTAGAGAATATGTGAATGGTGAAAGAGTTAATCGAAAGGTTAAGTATTCCCCTACTCTATTTTGTAAAGTAATTAAAGAAACAAAACATAAGACCCTTGATGGTCAATATGTAACCCCAATAAAACATAACACAATCAAAGAAGCAAAAGAATGGTTAAAGTCTTATGAAGACCAACCACATTTAATCTTTGGAAATACTTTATTTCAATATAATTATATTGCAGATGAATATCCTAATTATGTTAAGTGGGATGTTGATAAAATTTTAATTGTAACGATTGATATAGAAGTTGCATGTGAAAATGGATTTCCCCAAGTAGAAAATGCAATCGAACCTTTACTCTCAATCACAATTAAGAATCATCAAAATAAACAAATACTAGTTTGGGGTACAGGTAAATATAAAAATACTAGAAATGATGTGACTTATGTAAAATGTGATAATGAAAAAATGTTAATACAAGAGTTTTTAACATTTTGGCAAAAACATCAACCAGATGTAATCACAGGCTGGAACACAGAATTTTTTGATATACCATATCTGTGTAATCGTATTAAAAATTTATATGATGAAAAAGAAATTAATAAACTTTCACCTTGGGGTAATGTATCAGATAGAGAAATTTATCAAATGGGTAGAAAACATCAAGTTTATGATATTCAAGGAGTATCACATTTAGATTATTATGATTTGTATAGGAAGTTTACATATACCAATCGTGAGAGTTACAGACTTGACCATATTGCCCATATTGAACTCGGTGAGAGTAAAGATGACAATCCATACGAAACATTCCGAGAATGGTACTTAAAAGACTTCCAATCGTTTATTGACTACAATATACAAGATGTTGAGATAGTCGATAGACTAGAAGATAAAATGAAACTGATTGAGTTATGTTTAACTATGGCATATGATGCTAAAGTTAATTACATGGATGTACTTGGCTCAGTAAAATATTGGGATATACTTATTTACAATGAACTAAGAAAAAAGAATATAGTAATTCCACAAAAAGTGCAAAGGAGTAAAACTGAAAAGTTTGAAGGTGCATATGTAAAAGAACCTCAAGTTGGTTTACATAAGTGGGTTATGTCTTTTGATTTAAATTCACTATATCCACACTTGATTATGCAATATAATATTTCACCAGAAACATTAGTTGCAGATAAAAAAGTCAAAAATATGTCTGTAGAAAAAATGCTAAATAAAAATATAGATACATCCATATTAAAAAATGCAACCATGACACCAAATGGTGCTTTGTTTAAAACTACTCAAAAAGGATTTCTACCCGAACTCATGCAAAAGATGTATGATGAGAGAGTGAAGTTTAAGCAACTTCTGTTGGAGGCAAAGAAAGATTATGAAAGAACAAAAGACCCAAAACTTAAAAAAACAATCTCAAAGTTTAACAACATCCAAATGGCAAAAAAGATTTCTCTTAATAGTGCATATGGCGCTATTGGTAATGTCTGGTTTAGGTATTATAATCTTTTGGTTGCTGAAGCAATTACTACCAGTGGTCAGTTTGCTATTAGATATATTGAACATTCTCTTAATGGGTATCTTAATAAAATACTTGAAACCAATGGAGAAGATTACATTATTGCATCAGATACGGATTCGGTGTATATTTGTTTTGACAAACTTGTCAGCAAAGTATTCAAAGGAGAACAAGATAAAAGAAAAATCGTTGACTTCTTGGACAAGGTCGCTACAGATAAAATTGAACCTTTTATTGATAAGTCTTATAAGGAACTTGCTGAATATGTAAATGCATATGAACAAAAGATGCAGATGAAAAGAGAAGTGATTGCAGACAAAGGAATTTGGGTTGCAAAGAAAAGATACATTTTAAATACACATGATGTTGAAGGTGTTCGTTATAAAGAACCTAAATTAAAAATTATGGGTGTTGAAGCTGTGAAGTCATCAACCCCTGCAGCATGTAGAGAAAAAATTAAAGAGGCATTAAAAATTATAATGAATGAAGATTCAAAAGTGCTAAATAGTTTTATACAAAATTTTAGAAAAGACTTTATGAATTTAAAACCAGAAATGGTTGCGTACCCACGCTCTGTAAATGGATTAAACAAGTGGACTGAATCACATAATCTATTTAAGAAAGGAGCACCAATACATTGTAAAGGTGCAATATTATATAATCATCTTATTAAAGATAAAAAATTACAAGGAAAGTATCCTTACATACAAGAAGGTGATAAGATTAAATTTTTACATATGAAAACACCAAACACATATCAATCAACATCTATATCATTTATGACTAAATTACCAGAGGAATTAAATTTACATAGTATTATAGATTATGATATGCAATTTGAAAAGTCATTTATAGAACCATTAAAATTTATTACAGGCATTATACAATGGCAAATAGATGATAGTTATGGAACACAAGGAACATTAGAGGAGTTTTTTTAATGGCAGGAAAAGGAGATAAAAGAAGACCAATGAAAATACCCCAAGAAGAATACGCAAAAAATTGGGATAGAATATTTAAAAAGAAAAAGAAAGAAAAAAAATGAAATATAAACCATATAATTTAAAAGATGTTGTTGAGGCTTCTGAACAAGAGAAGTTTACAGTAGTATCTACCTTTGCTGGTGGCGGGGGTAGTTCCACAGGTTATCGTTTGGCTGGTGGTAAGATATTATGTGTAAATGAATTTGTAGAACAGGCCATAAACACATATAAAGAAAACTACCCAGACACACCTGTGCTACCAGATGATATTAAAACACTTACTGCAGAAAACTTTAACAAATATGGTGACATAGATATCTTTGATGGTTCACCACCATGTTCAGCATTCTCAGTATCTGGTGCAATGGTACAAGGTGGGCACTCTAAAGGTTGGGGTCAAACTAAGAATTATTCTGATGGTAAGAAAATTGAAAACATAGAAGATTTATTCTTTGAGTTTTTAAGAATTGCAAAAGATTTAAAACCTAAAGTTATTGTTGCTGAAAATGTAAAAGGATTAACTGTGGGAGAGGCAAAGAAATATTATTATAAGATTACAAATACATTTGAAGAAATAGGATATGATGTATCATCTAAAGTTTTAAATTCTGTTCACTATGGTGTTCCACAAACTAGACAAAGAACTATCTTTATTGCTGTTCGTGAAGATGTAACACAAGAGATAGGATTAACATTCATGAATATTCAAAGTTTATTCCCAGATGAAAGTAAAGATGTAGTTACATTAGAAGATTGTTTAAGTGATATAGAAGTAGATAGAAAAGAAGCAGATGAACTAACAGAAAAATTTAAAAATAAATCTCACTATGAAACTTGGTTGAAAATGCCAGATGACCCAGACAAGGTTGAAACAGGTTGTGATTATCATCCTAAAGGTCATCACTTTAATATGAAAAAAACATCTAGACATAAACCTGCTCCAACAATTACAGCAACAGGTGGGGCTATGCATTGGACTGAACCTAGACCATTTACAGTTAAAGAGATAAAAAGAATAATGTCATTACCTGATGATTTTAAATTAACAGGTAGTTATAGTCAACAGTCAGAAAGATGTGGTAGAATGGTACCACCACTCATGATGAAAGCAATTGCAGAATCAATTTACGAAAAAGTATTAAAACCTTATAATGAAATATCAAAAGTATAATTTAGAAGATGTAAAAAAAGCATCGGCACAAAATAAGTTTAGTGT